TGTTTTTGGATTGACGGAACTCTCCAACTGCTCGGCTTGGTGGGCTATGGAGGAGTAGAATTTACAACCCAAAAAGCAAAAATAGCCGCTTTTTATTAAATTAAAACTATGGATAAGCAATTAGAGATGTTCCCTGCCATAAAGCCAAAAGCAAAGCTAATGGCAAAAAACACATTCACAAAAGCACTGCAAATGCTGGATAATCCTATGATGTATATGCAGCAATTCAATGAGGTGGCAAACCCCGCAACGCTCAAAAGAAGCATACATCAAGGGCTTATTACGCACGATTACCACACTCTATCCCATATCTACATCGGAAGCGGTCTTATAGCAACCGCAATAGAAAACCCCATAAACGATGCTTTCAGCAAAGGATTTGAGATAAAAAGCGAGCATTTAGGCTCTGACGACATTAAGCAGATAATGAACTTGATAGACGAAAAAGAGCTTGTGGAGAAAATTAAAGAGGCGATGACGTGGCAGAGCCTGTTCGGTGGAGGGGGGCTTATAGTAGCCCGTGAATACAACGATGCCACGCAGAGAATTTTTGAGCTTGAAAAGGGAGAGGATTTTGACCTCTTTCCGGTAAATAGGTGGCAACTCAATTTCAACCCTATGGGGATTAACCCCGCAGCGGGCATAGACGTAGATAACGCCGATTTCTTTTGGTTCGCAAATGAAATGATAAACGCTAAAAACGTGATTCTGCTAAAGGGCAAGAAAGCCCCTTTCATTATTTCGCAAACTCTGAACGGCTGGGGTCTTAGCGATGTGGAGAAAATGATAAACGACCTCAATATTTACACCAAGACCCGCGATGTCCTTTTTGAGATTTTAGACGAAAGCAAAATAGATGTTTACAAAATAGACGGATTTTTGGAAGCGATTATGGGCAATAGAGAAGCCGCTATATTGCGTAGAATTGAGTTCCAGAACAGAATGAAAAGCCACAAAAACGCTCTTGTTATGGATATAAAAGACAATTACGATAATAAATCAAATACATTCAGCGGATTAAGCGAGGTTTCGCATGAGAACCGGATAGATATTGCCGCCGCTCTACGGCAGCCCGTTGTTAAACTGTTCGGCACAAGCCCATCGGGTTTCACCAGCGGCGAGGAAGAGTTCGGGCAATACTACCAAATGGTGGATAGCGGGGCTAGGAAAATAGCGGCTAGGGTGTTGAAAAAGGTTGTGGCTCTGTGCGCCAATTCCCTGTTAGGATTTTGCCCCAGCTTCACGATAGAATTTCCCCCGTTCAAGGCAAAGAACGAAAAAGAAGAAGAAGACATAGTAACAACAAAGATAGCCAATGCCGCACAATTATTCCAGCTTGGGGCAATAACAAGCGTGAGCGAGTATTTGAAGAAAAGGAACGTGGAACTGTGAAAAATCTGCTCATAACCTGCAAAACAGAGGCGGCTATAGACATAGGCAGCCTTACCGAATTGCAGGACGGGTTGAAGAAACGAAGCCAGAAGGATATTGACAAAATCAAACGCTCTATAAACAAACATGGATTTGCAACGCCCTTTTTTGTCTGGAAGGACAAAAAAACGAACTACGTGCTTGACGGGCACGGCAGGCTGGAGGCTTGCAAGCAAATGAGGGATATAGACGGCGTGGATATGCCGCCTCTCCCCGTTGTCTATGTGGAGTGCAAAAACAAGGCAGATGCGAAAAACCTGTTGCTTAAAATAACATCGCAATACGGCAAGGTCTCTCCCGCCGGTCTTGACGAATTTATAGAAGACGTGCCGGATTTCGTTTATGATGATGTGGATTTGAGGTTTGAGAAAATAACAGTTTTTAACCAAGATGAGCTAGAAAAGAACTTGGATGACTGCGGCTTGAAATTCCCTGTTGTCATTGCCCAAGACCAGAGCGAATACAACAAATTGCAGCAGGTGAAGAAGTCTCTGGTCGTGTTCAGCGATGAAAACGCAATACAAGAGCTAATAGAAAACGCTTTGAGGGAGATAGAAAAAACGTGAATCTGTTTCTCCAAAATATGTTCTATATGCCGGCAATGGTTGAATGGAGCGGGAATAAATGCGATTACGGCTGCCTGTATTGCTTTGTGGAAAATTCCAGCAAATACAAGGTCAATAATCCCGTTGAGATAGTGAACCAGCTTAAAAATCCCACAGGCGTTGCAGGGCAAGCGATTAAACTCGGCTATCCTCTATTGTTCAGCAACCGCACAGACCCATTTTCGCCCCATAATTTGCCCATTACGAGGCTCATAACACAATTAACCGCAAATATGCCCAACGGCGTGATTTGGCAGACAAAAACGGGCAATACGAAGGAAATAGAGGCGGTTCTCAATGCCTATGCCAAAACGGGAAAGAAAAACGCCATATTTGCCATTACAGTCAATACTCTTGACGATAGCAAACGCAAGATGATAGAGCCACACGCCCCGCCAACGGAGCAGAGGCTAAAAGTAGCAGAAATGGTTAAGAGCGCGGGTCTAGGTGTCATGGCCAATGTGGCACCTTTGCACAATGGGATTATACCATACTCGGAGTTTCCAGCCTTCGCAGACGAACTCTTAAAGACGTTCCACGTGGCACATAGTTGCACATTCCATATATCCCGCAAGGCTTGGAAGAAGCGGCAAGCGGAATTAACGCAGGCAGGCATAAACACGCAGAGCGGAAGGGATTATGCCGATGTGGTGTATGAATACGAAGCGGATAACCCTAGATTTACACTCACGGACGGCAATAGCTTAACTCTATACAACTATTACAGGGAAAGGCTAGGAAAAGTAGGGATTTTATATGGCGCATTTGTAGAAAACCTGCAACGAATACCAAGCGGCGCGGAAATAACCATAAATGACTTTATAGAGCCTTTTGCGGCTTTATGCCCCGACATCATAGACAAGGATATGAGAATGAGGGAATACCTCTGCTTGCAGGATTTGAACCTATACAAGCGTTATGACGTGCAGAGGGTAAGGACATTGCGCGAGCTTTTGACGTGGCTATACAACAACCCAGAGGCAAAATTCAGCCCATTGTGCAACAGGCTAACTACCTATGAGAATGGGAAAATATATAGATTATGAGTAAATCAACAAGGAGGATATTATGCTCAAATCCAACAAATTAACCGCAAACAATATCAGAACTGAATCGTTGCCTGGATTAGGAAGCGGAGTAGGTAGAAAAGCGGTAAAATCTTTTGCGGCTAGTGGAAATAGGATTTTCAAAAACAACGGCGAAAAGGTAGCCAATCTAAAAACAAGAGTCCAGAAACATAAAAATAGATAATATGCTCTCTCCCCTGCTGGAAGCCTTTGGGCTTCCAACCGCTTACAACGGCAAGCCCGATTTTGATAGCCTTGTTGCCTCCAAGATACGAGACGGCTCTATAAAGGCTTATGGAATGGGCGAGAGGCTGCAAGTGCCCCCTGCGGAAAGCAGGGCAAGGGATTTTCTCCTTGAAAACGGATGGCGGTTCAAGAACGGGTATTTCATAGCCAAACCCGAAACATTCGGCAGATATGCCAAACGCTTGCAAGCGGCGGTTATGGACAACAAGAACAATGCCGTCACGCTCAAAGCTCTCGCGGATGCTAGGATAAGCCAGATAATGGAAACAGTCCGGCAGGGCGATATATTCATACCCCAAAGCGAGATAGACCAATTCACGCAGATTGCCAAAAACGACTTCCAAACAACAAAGACAAATCTGGGAATACAGATAGAATGGAACGATGATATTGCCTACTCTTTGCAGGATAGGATAAACGAGAATTACAAAAAGAATTTCGCTGGCTTCACGGAGAAGCAAGCACAGGAAATACGCTCGTGGGTGCATGACCATTTTGTGAATGGCGATTTAAATAAAAAGTCTATGTCGGAGTATTTCACCGAGCAATACGAGATAAGCAATGAGCGGGCAAGGTTCTGGGCTAGGCAGGAGCTTTCAATGTTCGTAAGCACTCTCAAAACGGAGCAGATGAACGCGGCTGGCTACCGCTACTATGAATGGGTTGCGGTTATGGACAACCGCACAAGAGACGACCATAGGGATTTGCACGGCTCTTTGCAGGACACCTACAACCCTCCCGTTGTTGATTTGCGAACAGGGCGAAGGGGCAACCCTGGTATGGATTTCAATTGCCGCTGTTTTGCCAAGTTCATAACCGAAGAAGAGTATTTGGAGAGGCAAAACGATATTTCAGAGTAAAATTCTTTATCCCCTCGCAGAGAAAGTCAAGAAAAAGTCAAGAAAAAGTCATCTACCCACAAAAGCCTATTTTCTCGGCTCTGTTGGCAGATACCCCGATTTTACCCCCCCTTTTTTTACCAAAACGCTATTTTTAGCTCAAAAATGCAGGTTTTGAGCCTCTTTGTCTGTAAATACCCCCTCCCTCCACCCCTTTTGCCAAAAATAGCAATGCAACCCAAAAACCGATTCACGGGCATATAAGGTATATTTACCTCAATGCAGCCCAAAAAACACTTTGCGATTTTTCTCATACCTGGACTATGCTCTTACGAGGGCGAGGGCAATGGCGTGTGGCTGTTCCAAAAAGCGGCTATAGACAACTCAATAGGCTCATTCATAGGCAAGCCCGTGCAGATAGGGCATAATGAGGGTTCGCCTGCCGTTGGCTATGTATATGTGGTTAAATTTGACGAGTATCTCGGTGCTTATATTGCGGACTTTTTCCTGCTTGACGAACAGGCGGAAGGAATGGTAAGCAGCGGCGACTACTTCCCCTCTTGCGGCTACACGGTTGAGGAGCAAGGGGAGGGGGGGGTCTATAATGAGCTTGAATATAGCTTGGAAGTTCTCAAAGCCCGCTTTGACCATTTGGCTATTGTGGATAGCCCAAGATACTCGTGCGGAGTGTTTGATTTTTACAACACGAACACCCCAAATAGCGAAGATAAACCTAAATTAGAATTGAAAGCTATAAACTCTGGAGGCAGAATGGCTAGCAAGAAAAAGACCGCCAATAATGAGAGCGGCACAGAGGAAGAGAAAAAAGACGAGGCTGCGCAAGCCGAGAATAGCTCTACAGAAGGTGAGACCACTGCCACAAACAGCACAGAGGGCGAATCAGTATTAGACAAAGTTGTTATTACCCCAGACGGCGAGATGCCTATAAATGAGCTTGTGGAGAAATACAAGAAAATTGTAGCGGACAATGCAAAAAGAATCATAGACGAGAATGAGAGTTTGGATATTGACGGCAAGAGCGTAACAGTCAAAGAGATGATAGAAACAGTATTCGGAAGCTCTAAGGAAGAAGAACCGGTAGCGGAAGAACCTCCCCCACCCCCCGCAGAAAACGAGGGCGATGAGGATGACGAGGAAGATGAGGAACAACCGCCAGCGGCGACAAATTCCAAGACCAAGACCGCAACCAATGGCGTGGAGAAAATGAAGAAGGCAGCAACAGCGGCTAACTCTGCTCCAACAATCAATAATTCAAGGCTACCCAATGAGAGCAGAAACGCTTTCAATGAACGAATGACCAAACAAATTTTCTTAGGAGGTTAAAAATATGGCATTTACAGAATTAAACAGATTTGCGCCGGAGGTGTTGGAAGGGCAATTAGCTCTCGTCAATGGCAACCAGCCGAATGTCCTCAATGTGATGTTCTATCCATTTGAAGATAGCGAATATCAAACGGTCAAAGCTGGCGAGGCGGTTAAATTACAGCAAGGCAAAAGCCTAACGCCTCTTGTGAAACATAATGAAGATATTGGCTCATATCCTCCTATTGGCGTTGTTTTGGTAAATCAGAAAAAAGACACCTTCAAGGCTGGCGATATGGTAGAGGTTGCTTGCAGAGGCTCTATAGTGTATCTGAGAACTAGAGACCCTATACATCGCGGGGATTCCTATAGGAATATAGGAACTTCTCTTGATGAGGGCGATGCAGGTGAAATAATAAGAGTTTCAATAGGAGGGATACTATAATGCCGAATACAAACGGATATTTGCAGGAAATAAACACCCTAACGCAGGCTATAGAGCCTATACTCAAACAGAATAACTACGAAGTTCCCAATATACCGGATTTCGTGGATTTTGATTTTACCGGCGCATATATGGATAGGATTATTCAGGGTCGCACCCGCTCGCACTCCAAAAGAGGCGCAGGGTTCAGAAGCGGCTCCCCTGGGTTTGCAAAAGCACCGCACGTGGAAGTTTCCAGAGATACAATCTCTATAAATAACTATCCTTGGCTTGAATATATATTGTGGTCAAAATACGAGCTAGAGCAGGCAAAACGCGGGATTATATCTTTTGACACTCTTTCCGAGAGAGTGGATGCCGTGAAGAAAAGCTGGGATTTGGATAAGCAGGATGCTATTTTCTGCGGGTTCAAAGAAGGCAATATAGAGATTTTCGGCTTGCTCAATATACCGAATGTAAATTCCAACAATTCACTTATTCCCAATGGCAAAGGCATAAAGAATTTATCTGCTACCGAAATGCACAATTTCATAGCGGAAATTTTAGATGCTTATGCTAAAAATTCAAGAATAGCCACTATGCCGGATAGGTTCGTTGTTCCTCTTGCCGATTATCTCGGCTGGGGAAATACTTTGGTGGCTTCTCCCGATTTGAACAATGTTAATGTAATTCAAAAATCCATAGTTGAATACTTGGAAGATATGTTCAAGACTATGACCCAGAATCCTAGCTTCAAAATTTTGTTCAGCAAATACAGCGAAGCCAGCATCATGAAGGAAATCACCGGAATAGAATTAAACCGCTATGCTCTCTATAAAAAAGAGAGGGAATCATTGCGTTTTGTTATCCCGCAGGAATTGACAACTTCCAATATAGTGGAAACAAGCCCCGAAACATTCTCTATGGCTGCGAGCGGTCAGTTGGCAGGCATAATCTGCGGCAGACCAGAGAACATTCTTTACCTTGACACGGCGGAGGCATAAAATGATTTTGCAAAGCAAAGCAACAGGCGGAATCACTTTCAAAGACGGCTCTAAAATAAAAATCCTCAAAGCTGGAGGCACTCTTGTTGTTGAAAGCGAAGAGGTCGCCAAAAAGTTAATGAAGATGTATTCTGGAATCATAGTAGAGGTTGATACGGGCAATTCAAAGACGGCATCAACCGATGAAGAAGAAGCGGAAGCCGAGGGCGAATCTCTCATTGAGAATGATGCGGAAGCGGCAAAGGCAGCGAAAACCAAAACAACCAAAGGGGGCAAAAAAAATGTTTCAGCCTCCAACAATAAATGAGTTTAAGGATTTCTTTGACGGCGGCGAGTTCGTTTATGACGAGCAACCGCCAGCCGTGCGCGATAAAGATATAGACCGCGCACAACAGGAAGCTCTAATCATATTCCCCTCAAATCTTTTTCCAAACAGGAAAGATACCGATACGGCGTTTAATTACCTAACGGCTCATTTTCTTTTGACGGCTATGAATATACGCAAGAGCGGCGGCGCGCCTGAATATCCGGTATCCAGCCAGTCAGCCGATGGTTTGAGTGTTAGCTACCAAATCCCCGCGTTTCTTGCAAATTCTCCGTTTTTGTCGCAATTCACGACTACGAGCTTTGGAATTAGATATGCCTCTATGGTTTATCCCAGCGCATTGGCGAATTCCAGAAACGTTGTCAGGGGGGGGACTACCCCATGAGAGATGGCATACACATAAATAAGGCTCTTGGAGAGAAATTCGCAGAAATGAGGATTAGGGTTGGCGTTCTTGGCGGCGTTATGTATCCACCCAAAAAAGGGCATACAGAAGATGGTTTGCTTGTTGCCTCTATTGCCGCTATTCACGAGTTTGGAAGCCCTAGAAGGAATATAGATAAGCGGTCATTTATTTTAGAGCCTATAAAGAGGGAATTATCGGATATTGCAAAGAAATCTAAAAATATAAATGATATTGGCTTGAAATTGGAAAATGTTTGCAAAGAAGAAATAGAGACGGAAGGACACGGCTCTTGGAAAGGGTTCAGCGAGAATTACAAAATGCGCCCAAGCGGACAGCCCGTAACTGCCGAAAGCAAAATGTTGAGAGATACTAGCCTGCTTGTTAAAAGCATAACGCACAAAGTGGAGGGCGTGTAATGGAATCCCTATTCGGCGATATACTAGCTAAACTCGGCATAAGCAGCGGTGTTGCCCTTGTGCTTTATTTTATCATCAAAGAGATAATAAACACCAAAGAGCGTAAAACAAACGATTTAATAAAGAGCAACGAAGAAAAGACAATGGAGATTTTGGAGCTTGAAAAACAGGCTACCCACCATAGAAAAGAAGAAAGGGACATGCAGATAAACTCTATACAAAGAGATTTTTCCCAAAGATATGAGGAATTGTCGCATGAGATTAAAAGCATGAGCTGGTCGTTGGAAAAATTAGACAGCAGGCTAGATGCAAATGTGAGCGAAGTGGATAAAATGAAAGGCTATCTGGAGGCTAAAGATGCTAGAAGTATATAACTTCATAGGCTCGCAGATAGAGACCGTTTTTGCTGGGCAGGATTTATGGCAGCTCTCAAAGCCCGTTTCGGTTGCCGTTGCAACAAGCGAGGGGAAATACGTGTATAATATGTCGCCTGGATTTCCTACAAATATGCGGAGCGGATGCCATGTTATAGATAGCATTATACCCAAATTCACGGGCAACAACAAATATAATCTGGCTATACTCTGCCACGATTTCGCATATACAAAGCTCCCAAATGGAGAAAATCCCGTGCCACGCGATATTGCCGATGAAATGTTGCGGCAAATGTGCATTATTTCCGGCGAGCTTGGGAGAGTGCGGGCAGCTATAATGTATAGGGCATTGCGCATAGGCGGCGGCTCTGCTTATGAGTGCGAAAATAAAGGTGCTTACAAAGATGCCGGAAAATATATGTCTTTCCGGTTGGAGGCTAGATAGGTATGCAGCCCAATTTGTCATCCGCTCTCAATGGCTGGACTGAACCGGTTCGGGCATATCTCTATACAACTAGGGTGGAGAGCGGCATTGTCAAAAGAACATTCCACAACTTTTCCTTAATCGGCAATTTGCAAATGGGAAACAACGATGACCTTATGATAGTCCCAGAGCAGGAAAGGCATTATGCCATATGGCGTTTGCTGGTTGCGGAAACAAATACATCTCTCAAACAGGGCGATTTGGTCAAAATCTTCTATCAAGGCTCGGATAAATACTTCAAGGTTATAGGTGTCAAGGACAACACGAGAAACAATTTCAGCAGATATATATTGCAGGAGCGCGCACCCGATGACGATGTGCCTCCTGAAATTTCCATTCCCGAAAACAACGCACCGGACAATGCCCTAGCCTCTCAAGACGGCATGTATCTTGTGGCGCAGGAGGCTCTATGAGTGCCTTCGTGGAAATTTCAGAAAAGTTCATAAAGGTTGTTGAAGAGTTCATGCCGGAGCTTAAAAGCCGCATAGTCATTTACGGGCAAAGTTGGGGCGAGCCAAAAGACGGCAAGCCCTATGTCATTATCTCTATGCTGGATAGCCCCCTTAGCAATTTCACGGATAGCAATAATCAAAAAGACGAATGGGCAAGAACATTCAAAATAGAACTGCACGTTTATGGCAGGAACTTGGATACTCTGGATATAGCGGAGAAATTGGCATTCATCAACGAAAAGACAATGAACATAAACAAGTTTTTGAAGAATGGGATAGGTGTTTTTTGCAACCGCAAGATAAAGCCCAGACCGGAAACGGAAGGCTCTACGGTTATATACAGGTATGATTTGGAATTTGCTTTGACATTCATAGGCAGGAGCGAACCTAGCAGGAGTGAATTTGAGCAGAGCGGCGAATTGGCAGCATTAACAACGGAGAGGTAAAATATGCTAGACATCAACAACGTGGTAAGGATAACAACATTATTGCCAGGCGCAAGGCTCGGCAATGCGAACACTAGCGCGCTTGCTCTAGTAACGCATGATGACCCCTTGTTCCCCAACTTTGGGGAGTTCAGGGTTTACAAAAACCCCAAAGGGGTTGCTGCCGATTTTGGCGCGAACAGCAGGGCGGCAAAAATGGCTAACATCGCATTCGCGCAAGTTCCAAACCTGACCAGCGGCAACGGCTATCTTATAGTCATTCCGCTCTTGGGGAATGTGCCAGATGCTCCGGCGGTGATAACATTAGGCACGGCAAACCTCATTAACTTGCCCAAAGAGCTTGCTATTACGCTGAATGTGAGCGGCGAAACTCAAACCCTCATAATGACGGATATAGACAACACCACAACAACCACATTGCAAAATACCCTGAATAGGTTCTTGAATACAGTTGGCGTTGTTGCGAATGTGAGCGGCAACATAAACTCCGCAGACATAACATTGACCACAACGGCGGTGGGAGCGAATGCCTCTCTTAGCATCATAGCGGCGCAGAACAGCGATTACAGCGATTTGGCTGCTCTGCTGGATGCTATTGGGTTGGGAGCGATAGGAGCGAACAACGGCGAGGAGCAGCTTAAAGAGGCTATTTTGCGGACTATAGACAAAGTGTTTTACTTTGCTGTTATGTTTGACGAAATCAGCGATTTGCCTTACTCTAACTCCCGATTCAAGGAAGTGGCGCAGCTTATGCAGGCACTTGACAAACTGCTTTTCGTTTGCACAAATTTGCGGGCTAGGGTGACGGACAACTTCCAAGCCATAGCCGATGGCAACTTCACTCATACCCGCTGCCTGTTCTATGGCGGCACTATGGAAGATGCCCTCTTGTTCATGGCGGCTTATGCGAGCCGCGCATTGTCGGTGAATTACAACCTTGCAAATTCAGCCTTGACTATGAACCTCAAAACATTGACGGGAATAGGGGCGGACAAATCCATAGACCAGACATTCTACGATACTCTGCAAAAGGCAGGAGTGGATTTCTACGGCGATTTCGGCGTGGCAAAAGTTATATCAAACGGGGCTAACGGGTTCTACGATGATGTTGCGAATATATTGGCTCTCAAACTTGATGTTCAGGTGGATAGGTTCAATTCATTAGGCACTACACCAACAAAGATAAAGCAGACGGATGAGGGTATGGACTTCCTTAATGCCAACACGAGGAAAGTTTTACAGAAATACGTGGATGCCGGAGTTCTTGCTCCTGGCGCGTGGAACAGTTCAACATTCTACGGCAATCAGGAAAAGCATATAGCCTCTATAAGGCAGCTTGGATATTGGGTGTATTCGCCTCCCGTTGCGGAGCAGTCGCAAGCGGAAAGGGAGAAGCGCATAACGCCACCCACATACATAGCGGCAAAGGCAGGCGGGGCATTCCACGAATCAGATGTAGTTATACTATGGGAGGCATAAAATATGTCAGTATCATTATTGAATAGAGGCGCGTTGATTTTTGGCTCTGCGGAGCCGAGGGTATTCTCCGATTTTGCCAACGGCAATTTCATAGGGATTGAGTTCAGCAACCCAGACAGCTCTTATGAGATTGGGCGCGGTGGCAGCATAGTCACGTGCAATACAAACTCAGAGCAGGCAACTCTAACGGTTAGGTTGTTGAGAGGGTCGCCCGATGATGTTTTCCTTACCGGAGTGAGAGCCGATTACAGGAGAAGCCCAGAAACATTCGTATTGATGACGGGCAACGCATCTATAAAGATTGGAAGCGGCGGTGGCGAGGTGACAACGGAAAACTATACTCTGTCGGAGGGCAGTTTTGCGAACCCGCCTACGTTCACAACGGACACGGCAGGCGATATAGAGACCGCCGTAGTTGTATGGACTTTCAATGTGAAAGCGAATAGGAACTTCTCATAAGGAGGCATTATGGCAAAAGAGATAACTCTGCCGAGCGGGAATAAATTGGAGCTTGGTTATGCGAGCTTTGAGGAAGTGGGCAAGCTGAGAGGCTCCATATCCGAGAAGCTGAAAACTGTTTCGCTTGACGGCGCAAAGGATTTAACCTCAAAGGACATCGTTTCGCTGGTCAAGGAATTGCCGTCTCTCATTGAGAGCGATGACATGAAGGCGATTATTTTTGAATGCTCCAAAAGAAGCATTGTTGTGAATAAGAAGGGAGATAGGGAGAATTTAACGCCCTCTTATTTCAGCAACCCCGACTATTGGCAGGATTATTACCCTGCCATAAAATCCATTCTGGAGCATAACCTAAACCCTTTCGTGCGTGGCTTGATAGAGGCATTGCCGAAAAAGGCAAAGAATCTACTGAGCCAGATTTTGCAATAGAGGGGGCTATGTTTTTAGCCTCTCGCGGATATTGGGGCGGCAACCCAGAGCTTATATTGAATGCGCCTTTCAATCTGGTGCTTTCCGCCATTGATTTTGCCATTCGCAGGGAAAAGGAAAAAATGGATATGTATTCAGCCATTGCCGATAGCATCGCAAGGAGGCTTAGATGAGCGAGGCTCTGTCAATAGCCGATTTGTTCGTTGATGTCAAGTTCAACCCTGATAATGCTAATCTCAAAAATGCTCTTGGCGATGTCAAGGGCAAGTTTGAGCAGGTTGCGAATAGCATAAATGGGATAGCAGGCAAGATAAACGGCATAGCCAGCGGCGTTAAAGGCTTGTTTGCTTTGCAGGCGTTCTCTGCCGTTGCCGGAGTTGCTAACAGGATAGCAGGCAGCATAATGGGGGCGAGCGCGGAGGCGGCGCAGCTTCAAAAAATGGCTCTAAGAACGGGCAAGTCCGTTGAGGAACTGCAAAAGCGGCAGGGCAAGCGGATAATCCTAAGCAAGGAAGAAGTAGCGGACTTGGCGAAGATAAACAATTTCTTCTCTGACATCGGCAATATGGCAAACAAGGTCATTGTCGGCATAGCTAGAAAATTTGCCCCGTATATGGACAAGGCTAGGGAGTTTTTGCAGGGCGACCAGTTCAAGGGCATGATGGATAAAATCATGGGCATGGTGGATGCCGTATGGGGAATGGTGGAGCCTATAATAAAGGAGCTGCCGGATATGTTCGGCGGTGCTTTTGATTTCGTGATGGATTTCTTAAAATCTCTCATGCCTATTGTGAAGCCTGTTATGGAGATAGTGAAAGTTCTATTCAAAGCCGTAATGAATGTTGTAAAAATGCTGATGCCTATAGTTATATCCATAACGAACTCTGTAAAAATGCTGCTTAATTCCGTTTCCTCATTTCTCAAAACTGGAGTTTTAGACACTATATTGAAACTCGCGAATGCGATACTGAAGCCTGTTAAAGCCGTGTTTTATATACTGGAGGAAATTTTCGCAATTTTTGATGATAGTGTTGATGGCTATTTTGAGCAGTCCGTAGGATTCAAGGATATAGCGGACAAAATAAAGGCGGGTAGAGATTGGCTGATGAATTTCTTTGAGAAAATTCTAGAGGTTGCTGGTGGTATTTTTGATAATCTATACACTTATATAGAAGTTGCTTTTGGCAAAGCCAAAGAAGCTCTATTGTGGATTTGGAAAAAGCTAGTAGCCATAGGCGACAAGGTTGGGGGATTCATAGACAAAATCATACCGGATGCCTTGAAGCCTGAAATAGACATGACCCCAACCAAAGAGAGAAAGGCAACCGCAAAGGCATTAAAAGACGATTCTGATTCTCTACAAGAAAAGATAGATAAGCCGGAAACCCCTATTGCCAGCGTTGCTAAACAAGCTACCGGATATATTGCTGATGTGAATAAAGGCTCTGAAAAAGTCAATAGAGACGTTGCGAAGGCAAGCCCACCCAAAATAACAAATAATAGCCCTACAACCAACAACACGGAAAACAAAAATTCCACAGTGAATAACAATGCCAAAAATTCCACAGTGAATAACATTGACAACAATAACTCCAAACCAACAACCAACAACACCACGAATAACACGGAGAAAACGACCAACAACACCACGAACAACACGGAGAAAACGACCAACAACCGCACAACCAATATAACCGTCAATATAAATGGCTCGGCAGCCTCTCCAAAGGAGATAAAGAAGGCGGTAGAGCAAGGGGTTTTTGATGCTGAAAAATTCAGCAATATGAGGTAAGGATATGGATAAGGACAATATAAAACCTTGTTTTCTGTCATCTAGGAATGAACCTAGCCTAAGATTCAGGTTTGACGTGGAAAATGAATTCTCCATAACCAGAACTCTAACCGTTTCAAGCAAATGGAATGAGAGCGGTTTTGCCGTTGCGCAGGCAGCGGCGGCAGAACCGGCAGAAATAACCATGAGCGGAAAAATAGGATACCTCGTTTCCGGAGATACTCTATTGAATGATTTCAATGAAACGTTGGATATGGCGCAGAACAGGCTCTCTATGGTTCAGGGCAGCGTTTTAGGCGGTCTGATAAAAGAGCAGACAAAAGCAGTCTCTAAGGTTTTGAATGGCTTGCAAACAGCTACTCATGTGGTTGATAATATAGCAACTAAGCTAGATAGGGAGATAAATGGAAACAACAGGCTTGAAAGGCTGAAGAATGACATTAAAAGAATGTTTGCCGAGAAAAAACTTTTAAGGGTTGTCACATTCAAGGAAAACATAGACAACGCCATAATAACAAATTTCACAATAACGCATGAAGATAAAATAGACCAAGTTTTGACTATATCATTGTCTCTTAAAGAGATTCGTTTTGTGAAGTTGAAAACGGCAAATCTTAGCAAGGCAAATTTCGCCCAGAATATGTGCAGGGCTGATATAGGGTTAAGCCCAAAAGTTGAGAGCGGACAGGCGGCTACGGCACCAACAAAACCGGACAATAGGACTAGTATGCTTAGGAATAGTCAATCTGGCAGGGGGCTATGGGATTGAACTACGTTCATGGACTTGTTGCGGCTCGCGAGCAGGGATTCACCCTCAATGGCGTATATTTCACTCTGCGATACCTCCCATTCATCATGCGTTGGGAGCTTGATTTTGACAACAAAGAGGGATTAGCCATAAACGGGATAAGGATAAACAGAGGCTCTCTGCTTAGGCTGTTCAAAAGGCGGCTGGGCTTTGATTTAGTGTGCGGCGGCAATTTTGATATGCCGTATCTGATAGACGATTTCGCTAATTGGAATTTCTGGCTGGAGCTTGCGGAAAATGCTTGAATGGAAATACAAACTCAGCCTCCACAGGGAGAAGACAAACGCGACCGCAGAGATAACGGAGCCGCTCTCCATCATCTTTGACATAACCAGAACAACGCAAACAACGCCTAACATAGGCAAATTCACGGTTTCCAACCTTGCCGAAAACACGCGGAAGGCATTTGAGAAAATGAAGCCCGTTGATTATGTTCAAAACGGAGAAAAGGTAACCAACTACGGATTGGATGACTATTGCTCTGTTATTTTCACTGCCCAGAGAGAGGGCGGGATTGAGTGCGTTATGTTCAAGGGCGATTTATTGGAGTGCCATAGCGAAAGAAGCGGCGATGAATGGAACACATTTTTAAACTGCTCGGATGGCTATTTTGCAAAAAGATACGCCTCTATGAATGGTCATTACAAAGAAGATTCCAACATGAAAGCCATTGTGGAGAGGGAGTGCAAAAAATTCAAACTTAACATGGAGCTTAACGCGGAGCCTACCAATATCCCTGTTCCAATAACAGTAAAAGAGGAATTTGACAAATCTCTTGGGTGGATATACCCGAACAACTGGTATATAGACAACAACACTCTAATAACAGGAACGCGCAAGGACAAAACCATATATAGGATAGAGCAGGAGCAGTTGGGCAAAACGCCAAAAAGAGAGCAGAATGTGCTTGAAATAAACACGGTGCTTTTTCCAGAGCCTAGACTTGGTAATATAGTTGAGGTGCAGAGCGATGATTTTGGAGAATTGGGTCAATGGGAAGTGGCTGGCATAAAGCATAATGGCGAGTTTCCAGCGGGAGATATGGAAAGCGATTTCACTCTTATACCACCAGGGGCGAGGTATTCAAATGAACAATGACATTTTCCATAACCCAGAGAATGAAATACAGGAGCGCATAAACAATATGCCCGAGAAAATAAACTGCGCCAAAGTGGGTAAAATTCTATCCGTGAATGAAAACGGCACGGCAGCGGTTGATATAGACGGGCTTGCTCTTAATTGCCTTCTGTTCTGCATTGCCGGTGCAAATGCGTTTATAGATTTTGAGGATTACAAAGACACTATGTGCCTTGTCATTTTCTGCGATGACGATTTGACAAAGTTCAAAACGCAGAACAAAACATTGAAGGATATAGATGCAAGAAAGCACACTCTTAACAACGGCATTGCATTGAGCGGCGTGTTTCCGTTTGGCAAGAGACCGAAGGGCAGTAATCATTTTGTCAGCTTTGAGCAGCTTGACGATATTCTTGGCGAGTGGTCGCAGAATTTATTAAACTCTTTGAATAGCATAGTGGCGACAGGGGCGGCGGCATTGGTTCCCCCCCCAGCCCCACCCCCTCCGGTCACATTTTTGGTTCCGCTTCCAGATGCAATAAACATATCCGATAGCAAGATAGGGGGCATAACCCACCATGATTAGACGGCTTGACAGCAATGATGACTGGACTTTCGGCTCTGGAAAAGGTTCGTATATAGGCGAGCTAGAGGGGCTTGCATTGCGGATTAAAACGCAGCTTAGGGAATGGACGGGAGACTGTTTCTTCGCCCTAAACAGGGGCGTTGATTGGCATTTGATGGATAGGCAGGAAAACCATATATTGAGGCAGATAAGGGCTATAATTATGGGAAACAGGGAGGTTCTGGGAACAGGCGACATCTCTATTGAAAGAACTGATGACAGGAAATGGAAGCTCAATATAAACGTGATGACCATATATGAGCATAATTTGACATTATTGGAGATTTACGGCGATTCCGATTCATCCACCGAACTTCCGCCTGTTGTTGCTCCTCCGCCCATGTTCCTCATTATAGTGATTAATGGATACCCAAGCTCTGGAGCGGCTGCGGAGGGTTCGGTTATAACGATAACGGCAAACGAGCCGGCGGACGGGTTTATGTTCAGCCATTGGGAAAGCTACCCGCAAGTGATTTTCACAAATGGCTCAAATGAATTTAGCAGCCCCGCATATTTTGTTATGGGGGCGAACCAGCAGACATTCACGGCTGTATTCGTGCCATCTGGTCAGCATATTGCATCGCAGGACGGCAGGCTTTTGATTTCGCAGGATGGAATGAACATAGTAGCACAGGAAACAATATAGGAGGCATATCATGGCAGACAACACTCTCAAACTTTACAACGCGCAGGAGCTTAACAGCTTGGAAGCGGCGGCAACGGCGGGGGCGGCTATCGCTATGGCTTCGGAAACGAAGAACTACAAAATGCCCGCCGCTTTGGTTAAAGCGGTCAAGGATAAGGCGGATGCGAACGAGGCGGCTATAAGCACCGCAAACGCAAATATAAGCGGGTTATCGGGGCAGGTGGGAACTCTAGTGGATGAACTGCGGGGCAAAATTTCGGCGCAGCTTGCGATGCTTGACAAAGACGTGCAAACGCAAACGGAAATATACGCCAATGAGAGCAATATATTCGTCAGCATAGAATTGACGAACATAAAGACGGGGCAGAAGGAAACATTCGTTACGGAGATTCCTCTTGCGAGCGAAACGAGCGCGGGGGGAATGGACACGGCTATGTATAATGCTTTCACGGAGATGCAGCAGGACATAGCAGACCTTTATAACTCTATGCAGGGCGTACCCAAAGCTGCCGTTGTAGCAGGAATGGGCGAGACCCCAACGCAGGAGGAATTGACGGATGCTTTCACCGAAGCAACGGGCGATGAGCCAAATGCAAACGATAGGCTCGTGAATGTTGATTTCAATACCGAATATATATTTACTAGCGGTGGCGAGTGGAGTTCTCTCGGCAGAAGCTCAATAGATTTCGCGAGCGATGAAACGGACGGCATAGTTAAGCACTCCACTCTTGACGGAGCGGTTGGATATTACGTGGCTGGCGTTGGTCAGGTGAATGGGTGGGATGCCCTGAAAGCCGCCGTTGCCACAAACACGGCAAACATAGCCAATGCCGTCAAGGTTATGGGCGACCAGAATGTGGCTGGCGTGAAAACGTTCTCTCAAAGCCCCATCGTGCCTACGCCAACGCAAGCGAATGAAGCGGCAAACAAGGGATATGTTGATAATATGGTAGGCGAAGCTCCTATTGACGGCAGAATTTATGGCAGGCGTAATGGAGTTTGGCAACTTTTAATTATTCCAGATGTATTCATTGACCCACGTGATGAAAAAATTTATAGGACAGTAGAAAT